TAACTAGCCTTAATGGATTACCAGCCGAAACCATTCTCGATGTCATAAAAACCACAGGGGATACAACTGGCAATATCAAAACCTTCTTAACCGTGGACGGCTATCAAATGAGGGTAGAGGCTGTTGAGAAAAGGATTGCTCAAGAAGATGGAAAGTTTATTGTCTATAACGAGGCGGGGACTAGAAGTTTTGGAAGTTACGATACAAAAGAAGAGGCTGAAGAACGCCTAAGACAGATTGAATTCTTCAAAGCCGAAGGTGATTACAAACCACCTAAGTCGGTCAGAGAAGCGGCGCAACGAGCGATTGAATGGATTGATGCTGGTCTTGCTGGAGATGGCTTTACTTCAGTTGGTAGAACTAGAGCAGGTCAGTTAGCCCGTGGAGAAAATATCAGTATTGAAACTTTGAAGAGAATGAAATCATTTTTTTCTCGGCACAAAGTTGATGGACAAGCCCTTGGATTCAATCGTGGCGAAAAAGGATTCCCTAGCGCTGGTCGAGTTTCTTGGGATGCTTGGGGCGGAGACGCAGGATTCGCTTGGGCAGAATCATCGGTAGAACGATATGAAAACGCAATGGAGAAACATGGAGAACACGACCAAGCATCACACGGAGCATGGGCTACTGGAGATGGCGGTGGAGAAACTGGTAGTTCGACTCGCCCCCGTATGGCAGATGATGTCAAACCAAAAGCGGAGCGAAGCCCTGACGCAGTTAAACAAGCCGAGAGATTACGAAGAGATGCTGAAGCGGTAGAACCAGTAGTCACAAGTTTGATGGAGGGCATCGCTAAAACTATTGATGCTGACTTCGCAAAATTAGATGGCAAGAGTTCCCTTGAACAAAGATTAAAGTCTACGGATTCTCTTGCTCGAAAGATTGATGCTGATGCTGACAAAGACCACGGCGGAGATAGAGAGAAAGCGGCTAACGCAATCTCTGATTCTGTTCGTTACACCCTAAATGTTGATGAAGCCAATTACACAGATGGTGTTGAAAAAACTGTTAGCGCTTTAGAGGAGACTGGCTGGAAAGTCGAATCAGTTAAAAACTTTTGGCAAGCGGGTGACCCTTATGACGGCACCAATATCAAGATTAGTAAAGACGGGGTAAAGGTTGAGTTACAACTACACACTCCACAATCACACAAAATCAAAGAGGTTGATTTACACGATGCTTATGAAAAGTATCGAGTATCGACAGACAATACTGAACGAAGAAGCCTATGGGATGGCATGGTTGAAAAGGCTAAGGCGATTCCAAGACCAGCCAATATGGGCAAACTTTTGACTCTCGGAACCTTGGTAGTACAGACCTACGAGACGGCTCAACAGGCTGGATTGACTAAATCAACTGGGGTTGATATTATATGGACAATAACGAGAGGAGGTATAGCCGTATGCGGTATTTCGCAAAACTAGGCGCCAATAACGAAGCGATAAACATTTATCGTTTTGAGCGAGGCGAGACCGAAATGGTCGAGGATAGATGGGATAGTCGTACACAGAGTTGGGTAGCCAACCCTGACGCTGATGTAGTGCGTTATTTAGTAGAGGGGCAAGGCGAGTTCCAAGAAATATCTGAAGAAGTTGCTCGCAAGATTTTCCCTGAAGTATTTACAGAGGAGGCTACAAAGGCTCTAGGTAGATTTGATTTACAGAAAGCCGAAGGGGATAAGCGTTACACCCTTGGCGCTATGTACATCCCTGATATGGAAGATGCTCATGGAGAGTGGACAGACTCCGATGAATTACAGAGAGCGGTTTGGGATTATGTCCGAACTAATGACCGCCGTATCCGTTTACAACATAATCGTGATGTAGTTGCTGGAGAATGGGTTGAGGTAATGACTTTCCCTCATTCATTAACAGTTCCTATTAAAAGTCCCGATGGTAAAGAAACAGAACATACCTATCCACCCAACACAGTTTTTCTTGGAGTGATTTGGGAGCCTTGGGCTTGGGATATGGTTACAGAGGGAAAGATTGGTGGATACTCAATCGGTGGAAAAGCCGAGCGTTTATTCGTTGATATAGACTTAGAAAAGGGCGACCCAACTGTGTCCGATGTACATATTGATACAATAATGTCACCATCAAAGAAAAAACCCAAGAAGGAAGAGACTGTATGAAAAAAGATTCAAGAATGTTAGCGGAACTTCGCAAGGGACCTTTGGCTGGTATGGACGAAGATGAATTCAAAATGATTGAGGAAGATGTAAGAAAATTTGGTTTCAAAGGTCTTAGCGGATACGCAAAATCAATGGTTATGGAAGCAATGCGCCGTATGGGTAAATCTATCAACGAGGCTGTTGCTGTAAAAAAAAACATAGTATTAAGTAAGGCTGTATCAGTCGGTGACAAAGTTTCATGGAACGCTTCAGGTGGAACAGCCGAAGGTAGAGTTTTAAGAATTGAGCGTTCGGGCAAAATCAATGTTCCTGATTCATCATTTGAAATTGAAGGAACTGAAGATGACCCTGCGGCGTTAATTGTTTTATACCGTGATGGCAAACCAACTGACACTAAAGTTGGACATAAGGTTTCTACTCTAAAAAAAAATTAGATATTGAAAAGCACGGCGACCACGACCAATCTGACCATGGAGTTAGAGATGGTGGAGATGATTCTGAAGGTGAAGATTCCATAGAATCTAAGAATCCAAAGCCAAGTTTTGTTTCTTATGATGATGATTCCGAGGGTGAGTTTTCGGACTTAGATTATGATGACCCAAAGTACATGGACACCATGGACTATCCGAGAAAGAAAAAGAACTAATGGCAAGCATCATTGATGACACGATGAACATTCTCAAATCGATGAATCTTGATGCCCAAAGAGTTACAACCCCGCCTGGGTATGCTGGAATCCAAGTAAATCTACCCAATGATGCCCAAGCCTTTTTTGTTTGGACGAAGATTGACCAAGAAGATTTTCACTTTAGATTGGCTCGTTTTTGGGCTAATGAAAACCCTTTTTCAATGTGGGTCTCCCCGAATTTAATTGAAGCCTTGGCTAAAACAAGGGTGATGACAACTTCTTAAAAGGCTCGAATTACACCTATGGTATTCTAAGCGTGTCAAGACCCGAGGTTAGTTTTATTAGCCCAATGCTAAAAGACTTACCTCTAGTTTGTTAGGAGCATAAATTGTCTAAACCCCGTACTCGCAAAATGGTGAATCTTGCTATCGAAGAGACGAGTGGAGTAGACCATCCAGCGCATCTACATGAGGGTTGGCTCGTAATGAAGTCAGCCTCCGAATCTGAAGTACAGAGGGTTCTCGACAAATCGCTGACCAAGGAGGACTCCAATATGGAGGATAACAAAACTACCGAGGCAACTGAAGAACAGGTTGAAAAAACCGTTGAGGAAGAACTAGCGGCGGCGCAAGCCCGTATCGCTGAACTCGAAGCCAAACTCGCCGAGAAGGAATACAAGAAACCTGAAGAGGAAGTTGAAATGGCGATGGGTCAAGACTCAATGGAACCAAAGAAAGAGGAAGAGGAATATCTAAAGTCCGCTCCTACTTCAGTTGTTAAAATGATTACAGACTTGAAAAAGCAAGCAGATGAGGCTACCGCTGAACTTCGCAAAGAGCGTGAAGCCCGTGCTGATGCTCAAGCAGTCGAAAAAGCAAAGGGTTGGGCTAACCTCAACATCAATGCTGAAAAAGTTGGACCAGCGCTTCGTCGCTTGTCCGAAACCGATTCAGAGTTAGCAAAGAGCGTTGAAGAAATTCTTTCTTCCGTAAATGCTCAGGCTGAATCAGCATCTATTTTTGCGGAAATCGGCAAATCCGCGGACTTCAAATCAGGCAATGCTTACGAGCGTATGACTACTCTCGCTAAGTCTGCTGTTGAAGAGGGTGTAGCAAAGTCATTCGCGCAAGCAATGGCTGATATTGCTACAAAAAACCCTGACCTTTACAGCCAATACCTATCCGAGAAAGGTGCCTAAAACATGGCATACGAAATCTCTAATTACTCGGTAAAGGTCACCCTCGTCGCAGGTGCCGACCTTTCCAGTAAGCAATACACATTCGTCAAGTTGGATTCATCAGGTCAAGCAGTCGCCGCGGCGGCCGCAACCGATATTCCAATCGGCGTACTACAAAATGCTCCAACTTCAGGACAAGAAGCAGAAGTGCTTGTTGTCGGTGGAACAAAGATTGTCGCTGGAGCGGCAATCGGCGAAGGCGCACTTGTTGGCACATCTTCAGTAGGTAAGGCAGTTGCCTTAGTTGCTGGTACAGATACCACTAAGTATGTTGTTGGAACTCTTCTGACCGAATCTGCGGCAGATGGAAACATCGTCACCGCCGTAATTAACTGCGCTAATCCAGGCAGAGCGGCATAAGGGGGAAAAATAAATGCCACAGCCAAACATTAACTCCGTCCATGTGGACGCAATTCTTACAAACATCTCGGTTGCTTATTTACAGAACCAAGATAACTTTATCGCTGACAAGGTATTCCCAGTAATTCCTGTCGATAAGAAGAGCGATAAATACTTTACTTACACCAAGAACGATTGGTTCCGCGATGAGGCTCAACGCCGTGCGCCTGGAACTGAATCTGCTGGTGGAGGTTACAATCTTTCAACAGGAACATATTCAGCAGATGTGTGGGCTTTCCACAAAGATGTTGATGACCAAACTGTTGCTAACGCAGACGCTCCTCTAAACCCTCTTCGTGAGGCAACAGAGTTCGTTACTCGCCGTTTGATGCTTCGTCGTGAACTACAATGGGTATCCGATTTCTTCGGAACTGGTGTATGGGCTGACGATGTTGCTGGCGTTGCTGGCGCACCATCTTCAGGTGAGACAAAGCAATGGAGTGATTACACTTCTTCTGACCCAATTTCAGATATTGAAAATGGTAAGGCAGAAATCCTAGGAAACACAGGAATGGAAGCGAACACTTTGGTTCTTGGATACGATGTATTCAAGTCACTAAAGAATCACCCTGACCTTGTAGACCGCATCAAGTACACATCTTCACAGACAATCACAACCGATATGTTGGCCGCAATGTTCGACATTCCTCGAGTAATGGTTGCTAAGGCAGTCAAGGCTACAAACAACGAAGGCGCTACCGAAGCATACGGTTTCGCTCACGGCAAGAAGGCTCTTCTTTGCCATGTTGCTCCTCAGCCTGGGCTACTAACCCCTTCCGCTGGATACACATTCGCATGGACTGGCGTATCAGGTGGACTTGGCGCAACAATCGGAACTTCACAGTTCCGTATGGAATCCATTAAGTCAGACCGTGTTGAAGCAGAAATGGCTTTCGATAACAAAGTCATCTCTTCTGACCTCGGCTACTTTTGGAACACAATCGTCGCTTAATTAGTTAAACGAAGGGGGTGGGACTTTTGACGGTCTCACTCCCTTCCTTTATTTAGGAGAAAAAATGGCATTAGTAAACAGACTTACAAAAGGCGAAGCGGCAGTTGGCGCTCTACAAATTGGCGACAACGATATGGTTTACGGTATCGAATTCGGTACAGTAGCAATCGACCCTGCTTCAATCAACGCAACAACCCGTGGCGCAACAACATTTACATTAACTGGTGCGGCGACAACCGACATCATTATTGTGAACCCACCATCGGATTTGAGTGATGATTTGATTTTCTGTGGAGCGGCTGTAACAGCGGCGGACACAGTAACAATCTATCTTTACAACCCAACCGCAGGTTCAATCAACCAAGCGGAGGCAACATTCTCATACTGCTGGATTGACACAACTGAGTAATATGAAAGCACAAATTCTTAAATCAATGATTGTTGATGGTCGCAAACTTGTGGCTGGAGACATCGTAGAGGTCAAAGGTTGGCGCC